ACCGTGGCGGCTACGACCTTCCCGTTGAGATTTGGCTTAGGACTGAAGACCGCCGCGAGGTCGCGGAGATGCGGCACAAGCTCGCGGCGGCTCTCTGGACTGACGAACCCGCGCCGCTCTACCTTCCCGATGACCCGACGCGCTACCTGCTTGCAATCGTGAGCGGCAGCACCGACCTAGACGAGATCACGGACGATTGCCCGACAACAACCGTGACTTTCCATGTCGGCGACCCTGACTTTTACGGCCAGAAGCGCCGCATGGAGGTTTCGGCTGGCAACGCCTACGTAAACGCTGGCGGCAACAGACCGGCTTACCTGAAGGTGACGGCGAAGCCCGCTGCTGGCAGCACGTGGAGGATTACCAACGTCGATACAGGCGAGTTCGTGGCTATCAATACCGCGCTCACGTCTTCGAGCACCATTCGGCTTGACATGGCTACAGAGCACGCGACGGTGAACGACCAGACCGCGCCGGTAACGATTGATTCCGATTACTTCGAGATAAGCGGGCGATGCCACTTGAACATCACCAACGGCACCGCGATTCTAGAGTGGGTGGAAAGATGGCTCTGATAAGACGTATCGGCTTCACCCGATTCAACCGATGGGGCGACAATCTGGGGCGGCTCACGGTGAGCGCCGCGACGCACGCCGACGCGCTGGACGGCACCGACGAGCTGAAAATCACGTGCGCCGAAGACCTCGTGAAGGGCGACCGCGTGGTTTGGATTGACCTTCAGGGAGCTTGCCACGAACACATCGTTGACACCGTAGACCGCGTGCACGACGATGACGGCGCGCCTGAGACGCAGGCAACGTGCATCAACTCCATCAACGAGACGTGGGATGACTGGTTGGACGATAAGCGGCCTTCTGGCAGCGTGTCGGTAGCCCTCTCATCCATTCTCGCTGACACGCGCTGGGAGGTTGGCACCTGCGATCAGGGCGGCAGCGCTTCGCACACCTTCTACCACATCAGCGTGCGCGAGGGCATAGCCGAGCTGCTGGAAACGTGGGGCGGCGAGCTTGAAACGACCATCGTTCACAACGGCGCTGGCATCGTCGCGCGCCGCGTGAACATCCGCGCGCTTCGCGGGAACCAGAGCAGCGCAAAGCGCTTCACGTGGACTAAAGACCTCGTTTCGGTCAAGCGCTCAATAGCGAGTGACAACCCGAAAACGCGCGTCTACGGCTACGGCAAAGGCGTTGAGACGGAGAGCGGCGGCTACGGTCGCCGCCTTACCTTCGGCGATATCAACGGCGGCAAAGACTACGTGGAGGATGCCGAAGCTACTACCGTTTGGGGGCATCCTGACGGCGAGGGCGGCATTCTGCCCGCCGTCGCGTCATACGTCAACGAGCAGTGCGAGGACGCGGCGCAGCTCTTGCAGGAAACGAAAGACTACCTAGAGCAGGTGAAGGAGCCGAAAGTAACCTACACCGCTTCCGTCATCGACCTATACGCGTTCGGGCGCTCGTGGGAGGGCGTGGGCGTTGGCGATGACGTTGCGATCATCGACAAGGGCTTTTCTGCCGAGGGCGTTCGCCTTCATGGCCGCGTGTCTCAGATTGAGCGCGACTTGCTCACCGGAGAAGCTACCGTTACGTTCGGCACGCTTACGGACACGATGGCCGACATGTGGCAGAGCGTCAATAACGCCCTGAAGAGCAACGGCCAGCAAAACGCGCTCTACGACGCTGCGGCTGGCACGTCGGTATCGTGGCTCATTCAGCTTCAGCAGGCGCTCAACGCTCAGTTCAACGCGGTTGGCACCTACCATGTCGAGACGTTCGAGCTTGGCGAGATTTGGAGCAACGTACCGCTGAACCCCGAAACGGGTTTGCCGGTCAAGGCGACCGCCGACATGTGGGCTATCAACGTCAACGGGCGCGGTCAGCGGTTGGCCGCTGGCCTTACGTCAGACGGTCAATGGGATTGGCGAACGTTCTTTACGGGCGGCATGGTGACTGCCGACGTTATCAACGCTGGCACCATGAAGGCCGATCGCGTGCGCGCCGGTCTTCTGACTGATGAGGTTGGAAAGAACTACTGGGACTTGACCACCGGCGAGTTCTCGCTTTCGGCGAGCGCCGGGGTTGGCGGCGGCTCGGCAGGTGAGCTTATCGTCGGCACCGATGTAGAGTTCGGGTTGTCCGACAGCGCATCTTCGAAGCCAACGTCTTGGTCAACGAGCGCGACTTGGCAGAGGGGAAAGTACCTCTGGCAGAGAACCAAGATGACGCTCGCCGACGGCTCAACGGAGTACACCGAAGCTCAGTTGATCGCCAGCGCAAGCGGCATCGGCGTTTCAGAGGTAGTGGAGCAATACTACCTGAGCACCAGCAGCACCACGCAAGCGGGCGGCTCTTGGTCAACCACGCAGCAGACGTGGGTGGCCGGTCGCTACTACTGGACGCGCAGCCGCACCACGTGGTCTGACGGGACGGTTACCTACACCGACCCCGTTCTCGCGCGGGCGCTCACGAGCGGCAACCAGAGCACGAACGACCTAGACAACTCGCTCACGCAGCTCGATGTGTTCAATCGACTGACGAATAACGGGCAGACGCAGGGTGTTTACCTCAGCAACGGGAAGCTCTATATCAACGGCGATTACATCAAGGCTGGAACCATCAACGGCGACTACATCAAGGGCGGAACAATCGAAGGTGCGATCTATCGATATGGAAGCGAAACATCATACACAAAAGCAAGTCAAGGTTACTTTTTCACGACAAACGGGGTAGACGCAATAAAGATATCCGGCGGAGAAATATACATCGGAGAAAAGGGCGAAGGAGATAACGTCAACTTAGAAGCAGGTCTAAACAAGGTTAGCTGGCTTGGAGAAGGCGGGATGCACATTGCATCCCATAGCGACAACCCGTATTTAGAGGGCTATACCCATGACGGTTATGTTGACGTCGCGATTACAAGCGTAGGGGGGCTGCTAGATTGCTGCTCACCTATTTTCTTCAACGACTATGAGACCGGAAAGAGCGGCTTCGCTGTCGTTTCGGAAAACGCTAACAACTTTCGTTTTGTTTTCAACGCGACAAGCGGTTCTTACCTTGAGATTCAGACCATCTTCGGTGCTTATGGTCTGTCTGCATGGCATTCAGACGCTCGCATGGAGGAATCAATAACAGATTCTCCGGTAGATGCTCTCAGTGTTATCAGATCAATTAAGCATAGAACGTTCAGATGGAAGGACGTTGTAGACGGGTTCGGTGAAACCCATGAAGGCTGCTGTGTTGACTGCGGATACATCGCGCAGGAACTGGAAGAAATCAACAAGGGCTTTGCTTTTACCGTCGGAGAGGGCACAGAAGGAGAGCGAAAGCAAATCAGCGAACAAAGACTGATTCCGTACATCACAAAAGCAATTCAAGAACTTGATGAACGTATTTCAGCAATAGAGGACAAGCTGAAAGGAGGCGCGCAATGAGCAACACGCGGACGTTGGAACTCGATATCTCGAAGGAGGGAACGGGAGCCTGCGTCAAGGTGGGTCAGGGCGACGATGGCGGAACCACAATCAAGGCGCTTATCTACGACAACGGCGCTGAGTTCGCGCTTTCCGGCGCTACGGCATGGCTCGTGGTGCTTCTGCCGAACAAGCGCAACTACTATCGCGGCCAGTGCTCGGTGAGCGGTAACGCCGCCACGATCACGGTTGACGAATCCAAGCTTTGCAGTGTGCCCGGTTACACTGATGAAGCCTACTTCACGATAACGAAGGACGGAAACACCTACTCAACGGAGCGGTTCGCACTCGATATCCTGCGCAGCGCGCTTGACGGTCAGCAGCCCGCGCAGAACTGGGACGATGCCGTTCAAGACCTCATCGACCGTGGCAATCAGGCCGTAAGCTCAGCCAACAGCGCGGCCAGCGCGGCGAACAGCGCCGCTAGCAAGGCGAACTCGGCTGCTACGAGCGCGACCAACGCCGCGAAGGCTGCAAACGATGCCGCAGCGTCGGCGACAAGCGCAGCTTCGGCGGCGAACACGGCGAAGGCAAACGCCGACAAGGCAACAACGGCGGCGAACAACGCGGCATCGGCTGCGAACACGGCGAAGACCAACGCCGACGCGGCCACATCCAAGGCCAACGCGGCTGCGAGCGCGGCGAACACGGCTGCTTCTAACGCGAACTCCGCCGCCGCTGCGGCGAACGGAGCTGCGGACGATGCGACGGCTGCGGCTCAGAACGCGCTCAACATCGCAAACAGCATCGCGGCTATCGAGCCGCCTTCTGACGATGAGGTTGAAGAGCTACGCGACGCTAACGCGGTGCTCGCTACCGCCGTCGCCGAGCTGCAAGACGATTACGTGGTTATCAAGGAAACGGCCTACATGCCCGCGAGCCGCCGAAGCGCGCTGTCGGGCGAAACGCTCACGGTCGCGCAGGCGAGCATGAGCGGCGATACGGCCACGCTCAACTAAGGGGGTACCATGGCTGACCTTTCCAAGTTCTCGATCAACGGAACGGCATACAACCTGAAGGACACTTCGGCGCGAAACTCGGCAAACGCCGTCACCACCGCAGAGGAATACGACCGGCAGCACATCATCAACGCATACGGCGGTCGCTCGCTCGCTTCGGTCTTCGCAAGCGAGATCGGGAGCGCCGACGTTTACACATGGCTTCGGAACCGCGCTCGAAGCGCCAACTTCGCCGGTCTTCGAATCGGCGATTACATCGACGTTCCCATCACGGCGGGCGCTAACGTGCCGTCGCAGACGG